TTTCTCAATGCCTGCACGGTAAGCAAACGCTACATGCTCCTGAATATGCGCTGCCATAGCTGCTTCAATCATCTTGGCCTGTGGCGCACGGCTCATTAGCTCCATAATCTTCGGATTTTGTGCCGCAGACAGGTGTGTTTGGATGTGCGCTTCGTGATCTTGGTAAATAAACGCCTTAACAGGCTTGCCATTAAGGATATCCATGTTTTCAGACACTGGATCAATGGGTTTCGAGTCCTTATCTGTCGGAATTATCTCATCTGCGTCCCGAATACCAAGAATTTCGATCATTTGACGGTGTAAAAGAGGCATATCGTACATTTGAGGGGCTTGAGCCGCTAATTGTAGTGCCGCTTGGTACTGCATAATGCGTTGAGCCATCGTTCCTGCGTTAGGATCGCTTACCGGGATGACATCTACACGGTCATCGAAGTCCTTGGAGGTAACTTCTTCGCCTTCAAGCTCATATGGGTACGTTTCAGGCCCAAAATCACGGACAATATCCGATAAAATCCTGATTTCCTGCCCCATTGAGTGGTGAACTCTTGCCTGAACTGCGCTCATCACCTTCATTTCACGCTCTAACACCGCTAAAGTGGTTCCTACTGGAGCTTCACCATTGATATCTGCGGCTTTTACGTCTGCTGCTGATGCAAATCTACGTCCTTCATTAACAATATCGCCCAGAAGTTGATACAGGACGTTAGAAGGTTCCTTGTAGGGGAGAAAAGAGATGTTATCTCGTATCGCACCACCGGGTACATCAACATCACGGAACTCTCCCGGCATGATTGGGGTCTCGTCACCCTTGATTTTTAGTCCTCTAGCCTTTAAGCCGCCCGGTAAATTGGACAATGTGCCTGCATCTACAAGCTGTCTTAGCAATGAAGTGGCTGATTGGGACAATCCACCGATCATATGCACTAAGCCAAAGCCGTAAAAACCGAATCCCGGTAAATATTGGTAGTGTACAAAGTGCTGTAAAGGCAGTTTCTTGGGATCATCCTCTGACCAGTTGCGCCTTATTGACAGAATCTTGCGTGTGCTTTGGTCAATAGTGACAACATAGGGCAATGCAATCCCTGTAGGCTCACCTTTCTGCATGTCCTCAAAGCCTTCGAGGTCAATATCCACCACCATCTCAAGCAATGTATGGCGAGTATCCATGTCATAACCCTGAGTTTCAGAGTAAGAATCGCCAGTAAGATCATTATACTTCTGTTGGATATCGCTAATTTCAGGTGAAGCATTACCAAGCTCTATATCTTTGTAAAATCCTGACACCTGAAGCTTTCTTATTTCATTAGCAGTCTTTTTCATAACATGCGTTGCTCTTTCGCATGTCGTTAGATCAGAAGCCCCATAGCTGACAACAAAATCTTCAGCAGGAACAAACATGGCACAAGGTCTGCCCATGTTCTGGTCAAAGTAAACCTTTCTAAATGCAGAGCCAGCAATAGGAAGAGAAAATAAAAGCTTTTCTGTTTCTGTTCTATATTCAACCATTTTCTGGGTGATGATATAGTTCAGGTAATCCTGTACTCGTTCAGCCTGTTTTATTCTCTCTGGGGTTATCTTGCCTATAATATCTGTCTTTACCGGGCCTGCCGCAGGGTATATTTCCTGTATGGTCTGTGCCTGAAAGCGAACAACTGCCTCAGAAAGCATAGGATGGAATACGCCACATGCACCCTCCCACGGAGTAGTTCGATCTTCAAACTTTAATCCAAGAAGCTCCAGTCCACGTATATAAGAATCTTCCCAGTCTTTGCGGCTATCCTTGTCAGAAAGATAAGAACCCACCAAGCTTGAACCCAGCCTGTCTAATTCTGCTGGATCAACAAACTCAGCCAAGTTAGAGCTATGATTCATTCCCCCAGTCAAAGGATTGTTGGGATCAAAATCAATCAATACGCCACCATCTTCCGTAGCAATCGCTACAGAATCAGGGTTTTCAATACTGATTTCTAATCCACCTTCCCCTTCAAGGTCTTCATCAAAAGGGCTTAGTGCGGAATCAATCGCCATTATCTCTTCCTTTTACTGGGAGACTGCTTTTCTTTTTCAAACGCAGCTTCAAGAGAAATTCTGCGCTTTCTCATTTTCTTTGGGGCTTGTGTGTAAGCTGACATCTGTTCTTTTATCTTTGCTGCCTTTTTTAGCACGGCTGCGCCACGGATCATCAAAGACTTGATTCTTTCTGTCCTACCCGTTTTTTCCGAACTTTTGGGGTCTTGCTGCACCTGATCCTCTCGCAACAGTTTTGCCGCCTTTGGCTCCACCTTTCTTCTTCATATCCTTGCTAACCGCAGTAACTGCTCCGCCAGCACTCATTCCTTTAGGAGACATCTTTACCTTGCCGCCACCCATCATCTTGCCTTTACCATCAGCAGCAAACGCAGGAACCATCTTGCCGTCCTTCTTAACCATAGGCATTTTGCCACCAGCTTTCATGCCTTTAGCTTTCATCATGCCGCCCTTGGCGTAGCCTTTAGATTTCTTTTTCATCTTTAACCCCTGAATATAAGTTATCAAATACCCTGTTCACATCCAGCGTGTAATCCAGATCAGACTTACTGTAATGGATGTGCTGGGATGGTCTAAAATCAGGTGCGCCTTCTCCCATTTCAAACCAAGCGGGATGGGACACCCTGACACGATTATTCGGTAATGCTATTATGTTCCCTGTCCATTCGCCTGCATCAAGCAGTTCCAGAACATGGGATTGTTTGTGTTGTGCAGGATCATCACCAATCTCTGAATCGGTGTAATCCACGGTAAAATAATACTTGGCGGGATAGAACTCGCCATCAATCTTTGCCAGCCACGGACAGGGTGTACATCTGTCTAACACATAAACACTGTGCGTCCTCGATGAACAATCCCAAGGCTGTGCTGCCCATACAGGCATCGGTTCAGGCCACTCCTCAAAAGGGGTGTCACCTACCAGTGCTGTAATTGGCATTCTTGCCCACATTGCTCCCCCATGAACATTGGGTTCATCGTTGTCGTAGGTTTCAGCCCCGGTAAAGATTACCTGAAAGCTCAGACATCGACAGGGTATGGTAGTAACGGCTATTGCCATCGCATGGAGAAACTCTCCATGATATTCATTGTGATTGTGGGTATATTCCCTACGCACCCAGCACTTGAAGTACGGGATGTTACTTTGCAAAAAAGGCATGAAGCCTCCTTAGTTGATAAGTTGCGGTATTATGGAAGAGCCGATTAATATAACGTATAGTCCCCATATCATGGCTTCCAGCCTAGCGAATCGTTTTTCACCAGCCTCAAGCCTTTCCTGAATATGCTCATACCGTAAAGCACATTCTCGTTCATGCGCGGTAAGCTCTGCTGCTACGTCTTTAACGTCCATTACCGTCATCGTAGAACACCTTTTCCCATTCCTTGTGACGCTTTATCGGTGTCCTGAAGTAAGGGATAAACCTAGCGCACCACACTACAAATCTGTTTACTTTGTCCCAGAACCAAGGCAATGGACGCATAATGTCCAGAAATAGTATGACCCGGTTTCTGTCTGTATAGTTGGCAGCGAAGTGTTCATAGGTATCATCAAATACCACTACCTTCCCTTCACTCCATCTATACTCTTCCCTGTTGCATACCAGAAGGCATCCATCGCCCTCTGTTGGTATATGCATTCCCATGTGCATCCTGAGAACGCCTGACCACGGCCCTCGATGCGGATTGAGCATCTTTTTCGGGCCTAGTACGGAGAAGTATGCTGATATAATCTCAGGATACTTATCCAGAATATTCATAGTTACTGGAAATTGCTCACAGTTCCTCTCAAACCGTATATTTCCTCCCTTGAGGAAGAACATTTTCCATTTGTCATCATCTGATACATAGAGCTGATCTGGGCTGATATGCTGAAAAACAGGGAAATCATCTACCCGCTTCATCATTTTATTCAGCTCTTCAAGGATTTCTGTATAGGAATCCTCAAGCTCTTTGGTGGGTCTAAACCATTTCTTCGGATAAAAGGTCTTCTTTCCTAAAAGACACTTCTTTCTAAAGATAGGTCGCAAGGCATTTTCTACAGGCCAAGTATTGATAAGAGAATAGTCCATCAGTAATAAGGCTCTCGCCTTGGCTTGATGTAATCAGGCTCATCCTCTTCATCGGAGTGCAGACTCAGGAATCCTCCCTGTCTGAAACGAAGCAGTGCTTGCGTGGAAGAGTCTACCAAGTCATCATGTTCGCCTGCTGGGAACGCAGCAAACTCATTCATAACTTCCTCGGCAAACCGTGTTTCAGGACACCAGACCATGCCCGATGCGAACAGATCCGCTATGGCATTCACTCTGGCTATCTTGTCATTCCCACGGGACGGTGTGTATTCCTGTACCGGGATACCCATCGCTCTTAACTCGAATATTAAAGGCATTCCTGCCGCTTTCCCTTCCACAATAAATGCATCAGGTTGCATCTCGTTATACATTTCAAGGGCGGTTTTCTTGAGTTCAGGGAACTCCAGCCGCTCTTTATACGCATCAATCAAGATGATCTGGGGTTTAGTGATCCCCTCATCGTCCGGGTGGTAAAATACCCCCCATGTTGTGCAAGCAGAGTAATCTGCCCGTTGTGTCTTGAGAAACGCTGTGTCCCAAGACTGTATGACAAACTCACATGATGGAGGGCTGTCATATTCCCATATCTTCCACCACTCTTTCTTTACCAGTGCGCCTCCCTCGGAGGTCGGATTTTGCTGATACTGTGCATTCCATTTGGAAGCAGGCAGTTCAGATTGAAGCGCGGTTAGTTCCGCGATACTCCAGAACTCAGGCCACAGGGCGTTCCCTGACGGCATGATCGCTGGAAATTCGATCACTTCCCACTCATCCATTCCTGCTCTTTGAGTGGAAGATTTAATAATCTTTCCTGTAAGATCCCGCATGTGCCATCGGGTCATCACAATAACAATCGCCCCACCGGGCTGTAATCTCTGTCTC